GGTGAGGGCTCTCTATGAGCTGAGTATGACGAGGCCGTCCGAGGACGCAAACAGCACGCTGTTTCAGCGCCGGCCTCCGTTCGGGACTGTGCTGGGCAAGATCAGTGGCTGGCAGGCATGGGAATCGGACGCCATTGCGGGGTTGATTCGGCAGGAACGCATCCCCGTCATGGTGTGTGAAGGGAGCTTGGGGACGCGCATCCAAGAACCTGCTATTCTCGCTGCGGTACTCGATGTCATGACGCCAGCACAAACGATCAAACGCCGGCGGGCGCTCCAACGCTGGGGCGTCCAGGCTGTTGGCGCCACCCGTGGCGCACTCACTGCGGCGACCGCGAGAGCGGCAAAACGTGGGCGGAAGGACACCCTGCTGACTGCCACAGCGGCAGCACAGGCCATGGCAGACGAGGACCCTGCGCTTGCTGTGGAATTAGCAGCGTTGCAAGACGCGCAGCTCCAAGCCGCTCCTGGGATTGACGGCAACTGGCTCATCGGCGGGGACCGGAGCCCATCGATGGACAAAACCATCGACAAGAGTCGCATGCTCGCGGGGTATCTGGCTCGGCGCGTCAGTGGGCAGGTGCTGCTCGTGTTTTTTGACCGAGAGCCACTGGTCTTTGATGTCACCGGAAAGAGTTATGCGGAGATTTGCCGCATGACCGCGCAGGTGCAGGTGGGCGATGGGACCTGTATTGGGTGTGTCCCGGCCGTGGCCCTCGAACGGAAGTTCCAGGCAGACGGGATTGCCCTCGTGTCTGATGGCGGCGAGCGTATGCGGCCCTGGTTTCACGAGTCGTATGCGAGGTTTGCCGCGTGGCTCGGCAAAGAGCCGCCAGTGTATCTGTACAAGGTGGCGGGATGGGCCTATCAAATGGATGGTTTTGGGCGTGTACTGCAACGGCATGGGCAATTTCTTCGTGCGCCTGAGCAGGACTTTCTCACGACGAACTGCCAGCAGGCCGGACTTCCGTACCAGATATTCCCCGTGGCCGACGATGTGGACGAGTATGGCCTGGGAACGTTAGCAGAGACGATGCGCGTGCAACGGTATGATCTCTATCAAGAGATTATGGAGACGCCGTTGTTGACGCTGGCGCAGGCATTGCAGCCCCCACGGGCGTTTCTTAGGAGGGATTATGCTCTTTCAACGCCTGAAAGCTCTTGACGTCTCGTTGTTGAATATGGATGAGGCGCTCGAATACCTCTCGGGGTGCACGGCACTGATCCAGACCGCAGAACAACAGGGGGTCGAGCCTCGCCCCTATCTTGTCGAGCAGCGGAAACGCTTGCAGCGACGGATTCGAGACCTCGATACCGACCGCCGCGAGCATGAGTTGGCCAAAGTCCGTGCCGAAATCGCGTTGCGGCAATCAGATGAAGTCAAGCTCCAGAAGTTGTTTGAAAAGGAAGCGGCCCTTGAAGCCAGCCTCGTCTCTACCGCAGGATGACTATTACATCACCACACGGGAAGCTGCGGCCCTGTGTCGCGTGGACCTGCGGACGATTCAGCACTGGTGTGCCATCGGGAAGTTGCCCGCTATCAAACTGGCGGGGTCCAGGTGGCGCATTGTGCGGTCGGCGGTCCTTCCCGTTCTCCAGCCACAAGACCCCTCAAAGGCATAAGGAAGCCTATGCCACAGAGGAAGAGGCGAGAGCCTTGTGGGGGTACTATGGACACCAAGCAGGTCAAAGAAACCTTCTGCCGAACATGCGATACCTACTTCCTGTCAGCATTGTGGAAAGACGCAGAAGTCTTTTGCGATGATTGTGGCTCGCATCCTGCTATGGTCTGCCCCGGTTGTGATAGTGTTTTTCACAGTGTTTCTCACAGTGAAGAGATGCAAGAGCGACTGCGCCCTGTGCCTGCCTGGCAAGTCGGCGACACATTGGTTTCTTCTCAAGGAGTCTGTCGGGTGATTTTGGCGGTGCGGGAGACTGGATACACCTGGACGTATCCTTTTCTTGTTCCTGTTGAACCTCCAGATATGGTACATACATGGATCAGCGAAAATAGCATGGACCCGTTTTTTGAACTTATGGCACCGCGCCGATTCTCTCAACCCACCACATGAAGTGAATTGAGCAATGTTGCCAGTCCTCTCCCTTGACAAGCCATTATCGCTTTGATAATCCTTCTATGGTTGTAGGCCAGTGCCTTTCCCATAGAAGGTTCTCCTATGCCCTGGTATCCCCCGGTAGTTGAAGACCCTATCCAAACGGGGGCCGTGCGCCGGCATGAAATTATCCCGTCGCCATCCCAGGAGCGGATTATCAAGAGCACGGCCACGATTGTCGTGGCCGTGAGCACGTTCGGGCAAGGCAAGACCTGGTCGATGATCATGGCCGTGTTGTACCATGCCGTGCGCTACAACGTGAAACTCCGGGCCGCGATCATCCGTGATACCCACACCAACATCCTGCGGACTATCGTTCCCGCGTTTGAGACGTTTTTCCAGGAAAGCGCGACGGCGCATAAGTGGTCTCACGACTTCAAAAAGCTCCAGATCCATGTCGGCCCTGGGATTGAGGTGGACCTGTTAGGGATTGACGACCTCGCCTCCATTGCTGATATCCAGGGCGGCGAGTGGGGCCTGATCTGGCTGGAAGAGCCTTGCCCCTACACCGATGTGCGAACCGCCAATGCCGGGCTCTCGGAAGACCTCTACAACGCCGCCCTCGTCCGGTGTACCCGGCAGAAGGGGACCAAAGGCCGTCTCCAAATCTCCTCGAACCATCCCGATGAGGAACACTGGTTCTATCGCCGCTGCCTCGAAGCGCCTGACGGGATGGTGGACCCGCGCACACCGTTGATTACCAAAGAAACCATCGAAATCCCCCCTGGCGAAAACATCCATCTCAAAGAGGAAGCCTCGCAGGCAGTCATCGCTGCGTTTGCGAATGACCCGGTCGGCTTTGCCCGCTTTGTCAAGGGGATGCCGGCGATGCGCTATCCGGGCAAGCCAGTGACCGGCAGGGTGTTCAACCCGGCTATTCACGTCTCCCCTATCCCGCTAGAGCCGGTGGAAGGGCTCATGTCCTTTGTGGGATGGGACAGTTGGAGCGATGCGACCGCCGTGCTCGGGCAGCAGTGGCCGGACGGACGGTTGTGGATTCTGGATGAGTGCCTGGACGGGACCGATGTGCGTGATATCCTGCACAACCAGCTCAACCCGCTCATGCAGTCCGCACGATGGAAGGACAAAAGTTATGGCTGGCGGCAAATTGGGGATCGTAGCATGCGCCAACCCAATCAAGTCTCGTCGGGAAACGGGGTGATTGAAGTGGCCGCGGATGTGGTGGAAAAAGAGTTTGACCCGGGCATGGGGCAACGCATCCCGTTTGAGAACGGGCCGCAGACGTGGCCCCAGGTTCATCTTGGCGTGCTGCATGCCCTGCAGTGGCTGGTTCGGGGACAGCCGGCGATTTTGATTGACCCACAGCGGTGCAAGCGCCTCATCGGGGGACTGAAAGGCCGTTGGCATATCCCCACGAATAAAAGCGGGGCGATTATGCAGCAGACTCCGCTGAAAGACCAGTCGAGCCATGTCTGTGAGGCGTTTGCAAACCCTGTGTGTATCATCGCGCCCTGGACAGCCCTCACCCATCAGAGTTATCTGAAGCGGCGTATACACCCCACACCCCGTCGTCGCGCGTTGGCGGCAAGCTACGTGACACGAGTGTCGTAATCCAAGGAGTACAGCATGCAATCCCAAGATTGCAGTGGTGGTCATGTCTTTCATCCCCAGGCTTGCAGAACAGAATGCGCTCCTACACCGGGCTGCGCCAGGCGGTGGCCATGCTGCTAGAGCAGTTGGCGGTATGAGATCAAAAAGTCATGCAACGCAGGCATACCCAGCGTATAACGTCGTGACTCACCTGCTGGCCTGGTGGCGCAAACCGCTGCACTTCCTTCGCCACGGAATGTGGGATCATTGGTGGGTTATGGGCTCCATCCATGGACGAGTCTATAACTTTACGCGCCTGCAATGGGAGCCAGGGGAAAGCAAGCAAAGACACTGCTTGCTCTGAGGAGTCTGTGATGAGTAGCAACCGGGAACGCCGACAGTCCAGTCTCACTCTTGGGCAGAAGGTCGGCTCCAGAGTTAGTGAGCGATTTTGGGAAGTCAAACAGGCCGTGGGCAAAAACTCCAAGGGCGAGATGCAGTACCTTGAGTCCTACGTGGACATGCGCTCCGGGGGGGATGGTGGTGAGAAGGCGGTGTTTACGGATTACGAGCGTGGGTGGTCGGGAAGCCCTCCCAACCTCCCAAGTGGCGACCCTGGACGGGAAGCAGGAAGGCTTCCGCCGAGTGAGACGTATCGACGGAACTACGCGAAAATTGATTGGGGACGATAATGGTCGTGTGTTGTGCCGTCTGTACAATAGACTACGATGATACATACCGCTGGACATTCTGCCCGCATGAGCGGTTTGAGATGTGGTGTTCGGTAGTCAGGGGAGATGGGGAGACCAGGGTGTGTACGTCAGTGGCCGAACTGATGGATTTTTTGGATGAGAGAGAGCCCCATGGAACTTAATCTCGGCACACGGAATTTTCAACGAGTACAGCAGTATTTTATCTCTGCCCATGGATTACACGAGCTACTGCAAACTGGGCAGGTTGTCCAGATCGCCAATGGTTTGCCAAAAGATGCCAGGATTATCATGATGACGCCTGATACCGGTCGAATGGGATTCTGGATTGTCGTAGAATCTGATACATTTCTGGAGTGCCCGCCAAGCTGTATCGCTCCTCGCGGCGAAATCACAGGCCAGTTCATTGTTGCTATTGAAAATCTTGACCCCCCTCTGCCATTAACTGTAGCAGAATATGAGGCACGGCAGTTCTATGCCACAGAAAGTCATGAAGCGTGATGGCACATACGTGGTTACTGGCCAAAGCGGCGTCAAAGGACGCCACAAATCTGCCCAAGACGCCTACAAGCAGAAGTACGCTATCGACGTGAGCGAGGGATTGGTGCCAGGCGTGACGCCCCGCAAGAAGCGGGCGAAAAAGCGCCCGCTGCCGTTTGTGAAGGGGAAGAAATGACCAGGAAGAAGATGGGCATCATACGCTGCTCGCCTGAATTCTTGGGAAAGGTTTTGCAGTTGCCAGAAGAGGTGAGAATTGAGCGTGTTTTCTCCACACCAGATGAAAAACTCGGGGTGGAGGGGAACCTGTGTTATCTGGTCCTCTCTGGGGAGTCACTCCCAGGAGAACCTCCCCGGGAAGGGCAACCTATCCCCATGATGTATGCAAAGATAGACCAAACAGGGAGCGCTGTGACGTGGAATTTCCAGCAGCCTATTTGAGACTTTTCGAGCGATTACCGCTGATGCGCCTCATATCTAAGCAACCTCTCAAAACAGACCCCTTCTGTTTTTCTCAGGGGTATTTGTCCGATAGACTACTACATATGGCGCAGCAATCGTCTTTTTGTCCAGTCGAGATGCAATGGGTAGTTCTCTCCCTTGACCGTCATATAGGAGGAGCAGATGCTTTTGATGCTCTGGGAGAGCCTGATGATACCCAACTCTCTTGGGAAGCCTGGAATGCGAAAGTTGATGCCGTTTTAGAGGAATGCAGTAGGCTCGGAGAGCGGGCACCGGGAGAGTGATATGGCCACGTATACCCCCATTCCACCCCAAACCGCTCTCGTGCTGGAAGAACTCAGCCGCATTCGCCGCAATCTGGATGGCCTCGACGTGCCAGATGCCCAGGAAATCCAGGAGCGCACCGAGGCGGCCAACGCCTATGCTGGGGAGTCCCCGCAGCACTATGTCGATTACGTGGAGGAATGCACACGCACGACCGCCACAGCCCTTCGTGACGTGCGCCAGATTCAACGCCGGACATGGGAGGTGTACCAAGAGAACGAACCTCCCAACTACCACACGAAGCAAGAGTGGCAGACGCGGGCCGTGCTCCCCAAACCGTATGCTGCCGTGCAGTTTGCGGTGGCTATGGTCCAGGCGGCCTTTTCCCCGCAGTTTCTCTCGATCAAAAACGCCCCAGATGACCGGATCAGCCTCTTCTGGACCAAACTCATGGAGCGGCAGCTTGACGAGCAGCACGCCAATTTCGTGGTGCGGTTTACAGATGCCTCGGAAATGGGCTTTGCGGTGGGGCAGTCGATGGAGATGATTCCGATTTGGGACGCAGCAAAGGCCTCACTCACCTACGCGCTGGTCGAGCCCTGGAAGATTGATCGGGACCCCAACGCCCTCAACCGAGAGCCCCAGAGCGGGTTGTACTGGATTCACAGCGAGTGGATGGACTACCACCTCCTCAGAAATGGGGAAAGGGACGGGCGCTACCGCAACACCCGTGGGCTGCAGCAGGATGCCCAGCGGGAGACCTCGGGGAACAACCAGCTCCTGCACCAGACCGACCAGGCGAGGCTGCGCAACTACGTCCATCAACGGAACAAATATCGCTCGGCCATCCTCACCCGGGAATTTTGGGGGACCGTGCTCGCTCCCAACGGAGAAGAACTCCTGCCCAGCGCCACCTATACAGTCGGGGGCAGACGCCTCATTAGCGCCGTGGACCCCGTAGAGTATAGTACGCTCCGGTGGCCCGGCATTAGCTTTTCCCCACTGCCGCATCTCCTCCGGTTTGAAGGCCGCTCCCTTCTCCAGTCGGTGGTCTCCCTCTGGTATCTGATGTGCAACCTTCTGAGCCTCCATGCCGACTACCAGAATTGGATTGTGAATCCCATGCGTGAGGTGAACAGCCAGGCGCTCGTCACCAAAGACGATCTCGATCCCTGGCCGGGCAAAGTCTACGAGGTGATGAATACGCTGAGCGGCCAGATGGCCGTACGTACCGTCGATCAGCGGTTTATCACTGGGGACATCCTGGCGAACTCCCAGTGGTACGACATGGTGTTCCAGCGCGGCACCATGGTGACAGACACGATCCAGGGGCTCCCAGGGTACCGGGCAGAGATTACGGCCCGCGAGGCGGCGCAACACCTCGCCCAGAGCCGAACGGCGTTCACGAAGATGGGGATGAATGAGGACGTGGGCGCCGTGCAGGCTATTTTGGCCGGGATGGAAACGCTCCGCCTGAATGCCACCCGAGCCGCGATTCTTGAAGTGTTCACGGTGCTAGAGTTGCTCGACATGTTTAGGGACCGCGGCGATGGGCAACCCACCATCTTTACGGACGATACCCCTACTGGCGTGACGCTCCCTCCGCTTCGTGGAACGGTGCACGTCTCCGGTCTCCAGACGCTCCTCCAAGAAGCCGAAGAATTGGCCGCAATCGAACGCCTCATTGTCCCGATGGCCACCCATCAGGTGTTTAGTCCGTATGTGCGACCGTACAACGTGGCGAAAGCCATTGAAGCCAGGGCGAACCTGGAAGACGAAAACCTCCTGATCAACGAGGAAGAGGCCGAGCAGCTCATGCAGCAACAGAGTCAGCGGGTCGAGCATATGGCCCAGATGCAGGATCAACTCCTCGAGATGCAAGTCCAGGCCATTGCCAAAAAAGCCGAACTCGACGAGCGGAAAGTGGCGATGGAAGAACGGAAGAGCGCCCTCGAAGCCCAGCAGAGCGAACTCGAAGTGCTCAAGGCCACTGTTGCACTCCGGCAACAGGACGTGGAAACGGAGGGTGCGGGGCGGGAGTCGGAAGCCGAGATTGCGCGGATTGGCTTAGAGATTGCCAAAATTGCCCAGGCCTTGCGTAAAGATGAAGCACTCTTGCTCATGGAGGCCGCCCAGACAGATGCGCAACTCACCAAAATTGCTGCGGCGATTGCCGCCCAGCAGGAAAAGTTGCGCATGCAGCACGACACGGTGCGCCTCCATGCAAGCGAGATCGAGCAGCGGGCCAGAACCGAGGCCGAACAACTGGCGCTTGACCGAGAAAAACTCGCCATCGAGCGGGAAAAGATTGTAGCGCAGCGGGTGGCCGCGTCGAGACGCCCAGCAGGTCCCCGACAAGGAGGACGTGATGAGTGAGCATGGAACATTTGCGACAGAGTTTGTGTGGTGTCTCGCATGTGAGAGAGCGATAGAGCATGTGCTATCTCGCCATGTGAGTAGGGAATCTAAACGTATGGATTCATACACCATCACAGCAGAAGAACTCGGGACGTTCCGACGCACCATGTTTTATGGAGAGATTTCAGGGTTGTATTCTGGGGAGGGAATCCATGTCTTTGAAGGGCAGATCAACCCAGAACTCCAGGACGTGATTTGCCATCCTCTCCGTGTCGTCGTTATGGCAGAAAACGGCGACAATATGCTGTTCAGCCTGCTTCCGATTGCCTCTCTCCTCACGCAAGCACAGAATATCCATTCTCCTGGGAAACATATTCCGCGAGAAATCCACACCAAAGACATAGGCTTACTCAAAGAGAAGATCACTGAGCCGGTGCGGTCACTGGGAACATTGCTCCAACATGACCACGATAGTCGCATAGTAGACGAAACACTTGCTGACGCCATGCGCCCGGAAGCGATGTTCCAACGACCTTTTTCCCACTACATGATGGGCACTCGCGCTGTCCATTTTTTTGCGGGCGACATCAGTCGTGAGGAACCAGAACTCTGCCTCGTTTACAACCAGGATGGGGAAGACTGGATTGGGCAGTGGGTGGAAGGCCTTGGATTTTTTGATGTGCGGTTCCCGAAAGCCTCAACGCGCGATCTGACCGAGGAAGAGAAGCGACTTTACCATAAGCGCAGGTTGGTAGTAGGGAACAATACGCCGTGTGGTGGCGTTGATCTTGAGGCAACAGAGTAACTGGAGAGATGTGTATGGTTTCTAGTCGCCCGATGCCCATGGGCCTGGGGCTCGATGTCGATATCGAAACCGGCTTACCCGTCGATGTTCAGCAGCTTACCCGAGAATCCCAGCGGGAGCAGCGTCGCCAGGAGCAGCACAGCCAGTATTTGCGCTTGATTGACGATCTCAGTGGCCAGGGTGGTGAGGTGCTGCGGGAAGTGGCCGCCCGGTTGGTTGCACGGATTGCCCAGTTGATCGCCGATGACCCGGAAGCTCGGACGCTGGCAGCGTTGCTCGCTAGCGTGACCACGCGCGTTACTGCCGGAGAGCGTATTGTGCAGGATATGCTTCCGACAGAACTTCTTACTAATCCTTGACAAAATAGTAGGTTGTTAGTATTGCTTGTAGCAAAACTGCATATCGGCGTCTCTAGGGACTGATCATCTCTAGCGTGACGCAAAAAGCTAAAGCGCCACTCCCGAGGCCACGGGCGGGAAGTGGCGCTTTTTTTTGTGCCAAGACGCCGATATGAGCCAAGCCAACAAAGGACAGCCCAGATGCCTATCACATTGCCGTTCGACCCGACAACACAGCTCCCCCCATTGGACCCCCATGGCCAGCCCTTACAGACGGATATCGACCCGCCTGCAGGGCTTTCGGCAGCGCTCTCGGCAACCCGGCATGCGTTCACCGGTTTGGAAGACCTGCCTGTGGACGAACCCCAGCTCGAAGGGCAAGAGACAGAAGTCGTTCCCACGACGGAGCCGCCATCGCCCGCGGATGCAGTCCCTCTCCAGATTGATCCGACCGCACTCCAAACAGGGGGGCCACAGCCTGGGACCGGCGATCCAACACTCCAGGCCGAAATCGCGGCGCTGCGAGCCGAAATCGCGGCGTTGCGGACCCCCGCGCCGCTTCTCCCTACACCAACTCCCGTTCCACAGCCCCCAGGGATTGATGAGAGGATTTATGCTCGTGTCGCGGATCGTTTTCGCTCCAACTTTCAGGCGATCCAAGAGCAACGAGCGGATGAGTCCGATGCTGACTTTGAGGCGAGGCGTGCGCGGAGCTTTGCCGAAACTATTGTCGCCGCGGTGTATGAAGACCTCCTGCCCTCAGACGCCGTACAGGCGCGTTTCCGCCCGACCGCCGAGCAGGTGGCCCAGACCATCGCTCAACGTACAATGCAGCAGCATGACGAAGTCCAGGCCATCCAGCACCAGCAAGACACGCTGGTGTCGAACGCCGTGGCTGCAGCGCGAGCTGCCGGGTATGACGTGCATCTCCCAGGGACGCAGCAGCATCTCGCGTCCCGTGAAAGCCGGCTATTTTGGGCAGTCACGACCCAAATTGATCCGCAACTGCCCGGACAAGAGCAAATCCGCCAGTCGCTCGAACTGATGCCGCCGAAGCAGCCTGCGGCGCCAACCAAGACACCAGCGCCAGCACCCGCTGCCCGACCGCAGCCAATGGGACGCCAGGGGGCAGGGCCTACGCCAACGCCAGCAGGGCAGACAGAGGAGTATCAGCCGATGAGCATGGGCGGCATGCTCAGTCATCACGCCCAGGTGCGCCGGGTTGGCGGAGGGTAGCGACTGAGTCTTTAGGCATCCGAGGCGTCTGCAAAGACCTCAGCCAGCAGCGTATCAACCAACTGCTGCGCCGCGGTGATACACGCCCCTGCTGAGGTTTGATGCGCCTCGCAGTGCGCGGCAAGCGCGGCCTGGAGCGCCGCGTAGAGAGCATCGGCTTCCGCTGTAAACACGGTGTCCTCCTCGGGGGAGAGCAAGGCGCGGTAGTCCTCGGGCGTGGGAATCGCTGGAGGCACGGTCGGCATGGCGAGGTGGAAGAAGGAGGGCCAGGTGGGCATGGGAGGGCTCCTCTATCTAGGCTTTTTGTTAGGGGCTATGGTGAGGAGGAGTGGCTGCACAAGGACGGGTGATTCCTTGGTGCCTTTCTTGCTGTTACAGGATGAGCACACGGCTACCACGTTATGCAGCGTGTGTGAGCCGCCGTTGGTTAAGGCAGTCATGTGCTCCTGAGTAAGTCGGCCTTTACAGCGTTTTCCGCAATGAGCACAACAATGATTTTGAGCTTCTTGAATTTCCAACCACTGAGCATGCGTCAGGTCGTTGATAGGAGCGTGTTTTTTGCGAGCCCTTCTCGCTTTGTTTCTTTCAGAAAACCCTTCTGGATGCTCTTTCAAATACTGCTTAGCTTTTGCAGAAGCCTTTTCTCGGTTTACTCTGTAGTAGGTCGACAGATATTGCCGTTTCTCCTCTGTATGTTCCTCCTGATACTGCCACATTTTGGGCAAAAACACGTCTCGGTTTTTTCGATAGTACGCAGGCATACCAGCAAGGCGTTTCTCCCGGTTTTTCGCATGCGATTTTGCCCGTTGCTCTCGCAGTTTTTCAGGAGTGGCTTTGCGCCATTCAGCACGTTTTTTGTGCAGACGCTCTTTGTTCTGTGTATACCACGCATTGTTGTAAGCGCGTTTTTCTTCGAGGGTCTGAGACATGCCCAGGGCTCCTTAGTCAGAGGGTAGTCAGTATGGTGGAGTGGCAGGCGGTTGACTAGACCGCCAGGGTTGCAATCCCAGCGCCACTCAAGAGGGAGTATAACATGCTATGGGGGAAATACCATAGATTAACATGGAGTAGTTCTAAATGGCCACAACGACGTGGACGGCATCACCGGGAGGAGTTTACAGGAATCGCTTCCTGAGTGATAGGCTACTAATGCAAGCCGTTGGAATGTCAAAGCTTTTAGCTTTGACACAAGTGCCGGATCAGGACTTTTCGTCCCATCAGGGTGAGTATAATTAAAACTATGCTCCTCCACTGGGCAACCAGCGGTAGCAAACCGGGTTAAACGGGGGAAGACTCGAACAGTCAATCCCGTACCAAGCCCTGCATGTAACCGAAAGGCCAGGGGTAGGGAAGGTCGAACGACTAGCGGGTGACGAAAGAATAACCCCGCCACGAAATCCCGGCATCCCACAGGGATGAAGATATAGTCTGGGCGTGCATAGGGATATGCAGAATCTAGGGATAAAGAGCCCTAGAGCTAACAAAACCGTTATAAACCTGATGCGGGTGCAGGAGTTACCTGACCCGACCTCCGCGCGGCTCACCGAGACGACGCGGATACCGATCTATAATATTACCTGGGGCCAGCGCCAGATTCAGCTGTTCGAGTGGGGCGGGGGCATCCGGGTCACCAACTTTGCGCGGCAGTTGGGGGCGTTTCACCAGGACAATGTGTTTCAGGGGCTGTTGCGCCGGCAGATGGAGCGGGCGCTAG